TCTTCATCCTCTTCTAGTTGTTTCATTACCTTATCAGAGATCGCCATAAGGTTAGTGACGTGCTTAATATTATCAATGGAGTGCATAATATCAGCAATGTGTTTACTTACATAAACCTCCTCATTCCTGGCTGCAAAGGCAAGAGCATTTCTTAGTGATGATAGTGCCTCATCCAGTGAGTCTTCTACTTGTTTTGATAGTGTCATTAGAGGTCTCCTAGATAACTCTTGTTTTCTCATGACCCACCCTAATACGAGGATCACACCATATGTCGTCTCCTGCTTCAATGGCATCTAAACAGAATGAGACATCCTCACCACACATATCTTGTACTGCCCCAGATTCAAAGACTTGCATCTTAGGAGCAAACCAAGGATAAGGAAGGTTCTCAAAGACGCCCTTCTTAATGATTACCCAACCAAAACCTGTATAGTCTACTGTGAAAGGCTTCTTCCTCTTACTCATAGTCTCTACAGTTTCATGATTCATGACTCCACCATTCTTTCTGAAATCATCTTCCTCTAACCAGTGAGCAACTGAGGTAGTTGTGCC